TTTTACGGGGTTGCTATCCCGATTTTTGAAATATTTTGACGTTGAAATGTAGAATTTTTTTGAATTCTAACATCAGAATTACGAAAAGTCCAACATTCTCCACTATTATCTAGGAAGACAACCCATTCAAGATCATGTTCTTGTGATCGATCAATTAAAAAAAATGCCCAACCAGGGCCCTTTGGTGTAATTAAAGGTATGGTTGGATTTAATTGAATCACTTACCCTGTCCCCTGTATTTCTTCTTCCTACCATTACGAGAAGTTGGTGAAAGAAGAGTACGAGCAGATTGCCCTTGGCGAGTTTTTTTGGGTGCTCCAGGTTCAAAGAGAACCTTATTCATTCCACCTTTAGCCATATTTTAGTCCTCCTTATCAAATAATACGAGTTTTTTCATGTCCAACACGAATCACTGGATCACACCAGATCTCATATCCCTTTGCTTTAGCATCGAGACAGAATGAAACGTCCTCACCACACATATCTTGAACTTCTCCTGAGTTAAAAACCTGCATCTTTGGTGCAAACCAAGGATATTCGAGATTTTCAAAGACACCTTTCTTAATCAGAACCCAACCAAATCCAGTATAATCAACGGTAAATGGTTTCTTACGCTTCTGAATGGTTTCAAGAGTTTCATGATTCATGACTCCACCATTGTTTTTGAAGTCATCCTCTTCAAGCCAGTGTGCTACGGAAGTGGTATTACCGTCCTCTGTGCAATACCATCCAGACATAATATCTTTGTCATGAAAGACAAGACGATAGAACTTTTCAGTGTCAAAGACAATATCTGAGTCTATCCAGAGTTGGTAATCATATTCCAGTTTACCATCCCAGGGTTTCTGATTTGGTCCACGAAGAACATTTGCTCCGAGACACTTGCATCGAGCAAAGTTAACCATGGAAGAATAATCCTGTGAAATTTGAATCGATGCACCTGCTTGCACTAAATCAAAACACAGTTGAACGAAAGCCTTCAAAAAAATAAATGAACATCCACGACCTGGCAGACAAAAGACAACTGATTTGCCTTTGATCATCTCTTTTGCTTTTTCAATATCAAAAGTGTCCGGTGATTTCTGTGGAGTATTTGCAATAACTGTAAATCCTTTAGCCATAAGTAAATAACTACTTCATTTTCATTTTACGGTCTTATTTAGTTTTTGTCAATAAGATGCCTCTGAGTATGGTGGAGGAGAAAGTTGAAGTACTTCAACATCTTCCAGATCAAGTTCATCTTTTTTAATTTTGTCGCACAGTTCATCAAATGTTAAACTGTGTGCAACAACATTATCATTTGAATAGATGTGGTATATTTTTTCTTTTTGCATGATTTTTTCTCCGGGGAATTTTTTACAGAGAAATATTTTCGATAATCAATTTGTTATTCTCAAAAGAATAGTCGAGAGTGTCTCCTTCCTCCCATTCTAAAGTTTCTTGCAGTTCATTGGGAATATGAATGTAATATTCCTCTTTCTCTTCGTCATATCGAAATTCTGCTGTATAGTCCATAGGCGGTATGTTTTTTCTCTTTATATATTATTTTAGAAATCTTACAAGAATAATCGCAGTAACTAAGAGAAAGGCATTAAAGAACTTTTTGGGGTGTCGAATTAACCAACCAGCTAAAACAACCTTCCAAAAATTCCAATAAGGAGTTTGAGGCATTCTATTTTTTCTTTCCTCCTTTTTTGGGTAGAGTTCTTTTGTCGGGTCTTGAATAACCGTTTTTGTGAATCCATTTGACTCCCATTTTTTTCTCCGGAAATTTTTTAAAGAGGGTGATATTTCTCTCGGGTTTTCAAAGTTTTATAGCTTAGAGGGACCCAAAAAATAAGCTTAGGGGGGCATCGCGACGCCCGCAGGACGATATAACGCAACCCCCCAAATCACTGTCAATACGCATATCTCAAAATACGCATATAACTGCCCCCAGTATACACCAGGGGCAGCACAGTTATCTATACTCAGAACTCAAGTTCATGTGCAGAGGGTTGACCTCCACCATAACTTTCAGAGTCACTGATGCTAACCGTGTCATTCACGATAGCATCAAGAATCGACAGAATCTCATTGCCAGTGTTACCTTTACGGAGCAGAGAAAAGAGAACCGACTTGGACATAATGAAGAAGAAAAGTGTAGTGAACTGTGTGGTGCCTAGTTTATACTCATGCGACAGGAGTGGGGTATATCAGGCAGCGATATCTTCAGGGAGAAGATTAACCACTGCCTTCACACCTGCGATATGCAAACTCAGGACAAATCGTTCGGCACTAGTATAATCAGGGAACGTCACTGTTTGTTCCTGATTGTCGATCACGTTGGTGAAGGTGACGGTGCGTGAATCAGTCATTTGAGTGTCAGTAACGAACGACGTGGTTGATGTAGTTTAGACCCCAACAGTAAGCATCATCGGGGTTCTTCAATGTTTGCTTGACGGTATACTTGTAACCCTCTTCAGTTTCATACTGATAGACCCACACATTCCACCTACCAGACTTTGCTTGCTGAACGAAGAATGGACGGGTCTCAGTGTTAGAAACGAGCATGAACTTAGTGAGGAGAACGTGATAACGAAGGTCAGAGATCTTGGAGCATTTCGTTCATCTCAATCCGATTGATTTTAGGATCGTTGAACTTCACACCGTCAGGAGTTTCTTTCAGTCCATATACTTCTTGGAGCGTGAACATCAGAGCACTGTAGGTATTGTAATCCTTGGAAATCACATACAGTGCCTCATCATTCTGCAACCAGAGAGCAACATTCCAGGTCTCGTAGTTTGCCCAACCGTTGTAACCTTTGTCGGTCAGATTGCGTTGGAAAGTGGTAGTCATTTGAGGAAAGAATTGAGGTGGGTTGGTCTTACACTATAGGAGCAATTTCAAGGCCCCCATGTTTCTATCTCAGTCACGGGGAGATGTAGACCAAGGTGCATAAACTCCTTCAATCTCACCAAACGTTTGCTCCAGATACTTCTCATCATTTGAGAGAGTTTTGGTCACAAGTTTGTCGTCCAGATAGTACTGAAAGACGGTGTACCATGACTTGATAGGGTTACCCTCAGAGTCCCAAGATTGACGCCACAGAGTGTTAGGAACGCACTGATAAACGTTACCAGTGAAGGGAGAAGTGTAGGTGGTGTTGCTCATACTATAGAGACAATTTGAAGGCCCCCATGTTAGTTACTCAACCTGTCACCAATGTCCTCCAAGACGTTCAATATCACGTCTGTGCTATCCTCACCGTTCTCCTCTAATTGTTGCATAACGTCTTGCAGTTGTGGTAGAACTGTGGTGACAACTTCTGGCACCCGAATCATGACTCCATTGCCCAAATTCTTATACTTTAAGGGTCTCATAGTTTTGATAGCATAACTGGGGGTATTTATGGGGGGTTATGCTATCAAAACTCAAACCCCTTGGTATCACTCAATTACCTCACAGTAGATGTCATAAAGTTCTCGAAGTTTGTCCTCCGAATAGATAACCAATTGTGCGAGTCCTTCAGGTGTAATTGTGAGGGGATTTTCACCCGCCCACTGTACCAAATCACGCAGGCAGATTGACTCTGCTACTGTGTCACCTTCGAAGATCTCTTCAAGTAGGATTTGCGATTCTTCAGTGATGCTCTGAGTGACCATTAAATTAACCTCTGAGTGTCCTTTCAGTATATATCAGGGGGATTGTATTGTCAAGGGGTTTGTGAGGGTTTCCTGGGGGTTCTGGGAGTGTGTCTGAGTGTGTGAAGATTTGCCGTCCTGGTGTTGACAAAGTGCTCGTCTTATGCTACGTTGACTTAGATCACAACACCTCGACCAGTTTATAAGAACCATAAAGACTTTATGCGATTATAATCATACAAACAACAACACAAAAGTATAAAAAATTGATGATTTACAAATAAATATCACAGACAAGCATTTTAATCATTTTGGCATACATTTACTCCATCACAAATAATGTAAATCAGAAGCAATACATTGGATTAACTCGTCAAGCAAATCCTTACGATAGATGGAAACAACATCTTAAAGATAGTAAGTATAATTCACAATCCCCAATTCATCGTTCAATTCGTAAATACGGAGCAGGAAACTTTAAGTTTAGAGTTCTTGAAGAATGTAGTGACAATGAATTAGAAGAAAGAGAGATACATTACATTGAAAAGTATAATACATTTTACGAAGGATACAATGCAACTTTAGGTGGAAACATTCGTTATGATGCTGAAGCAAAACCCATAACTCAATACAATAAAAAAGGAGAAAGAATACAGGATTTTGCATCACTTAGAGATGCGGCAGAAAGTATAGACAAAGAACAAAGTGCAATCAGTCGTTGTGCTAATGGTGAAAGATTTTCTGCTTATGGATATAGATGGAGTTGGAAAGGTGACAAATTACCTATACTTCAAGAAAGCAAGTATTGTTCTCCTTATTATGGTTACAATCACAGAGGAGAGTATAAAGAATGGATCTCAAGTGTAGAAGCTGCGAAAGAACTTAAGTGTGATAGAAGAAGTATAACATTATCGGCAAATAGTAAGAAAGAAAATAAACTTCAATGTCGTGGGTGGTATGTATTCAAAATGAGTGATGGTAAGATAGATTTTGATGAAATTACATTTGCAAAAAGGTATAAACCAACAAGTGAAAAAGCAAGAGAAATGGTAAAAATTAGATGTCAAAAAACATAAAAAAAGAGAGGGATTACCAGTCCCTCTCTATACACCCAACCACCTTAAGTTTAGGAATTATCTGTTACGTTACAGGGTCACTTTACTTGTATAGATGAGGCAAACCCCTTCCTCTTTCATTATACCAGACGGGCAGGACTTCCACAAGAACGATAGAACTCTACCATACGATTTGCTTCCTCAAGTGTAGAAAACGATTGGAATCTCCACTCACATTGATTGTATGGAGTTTGGTAAGTGATGGTGAACATTTAGTTTTTGGAGTGAAGAATGTCTAGGTATTGTTGATAGTAATCGTTTGCTTTTACCTCAACATTGTGACTTTCAGTTGCATCATCTATCAGGAAATGTGTCATCTCCAACTCAAAGATCACCTTATCAATGAGACTTTTGAGTTGTTCAATTTGAGTATCAGTCATCAGAGAATGACTTTGGAAGTATAAGGATTTGATCTCACTTCCCAACGTTTTGCTGTAGGGAATTGATCAACTACTTTTTGTGCTTTGTTGTCAACGAACTTGGAATACTTTTTGTAACTACCAAGTGGTTGATTCATCAGAAGAACGTTACCTTCTGTGTCGTGGATTTGTAGATACCAGGTCATGAGATTTCTCAGTATTGTTCTACTTTAGCAATGAAACCATTTTGTGCATTTTGGTAGATCACATTCCAATCATCAGCAACAAGTTGGGCAGATTGGAGATTATCATAAACCCCGTAGATATGGGGATTAGGATCATTCACAGAATCGAGAATGATAACCTTGTGAGAGAGAATCATCGGTTGAGTGTTGTTCATACTATAGAGACAATTTCAAGGCCCCCATGTTACTGATACTCAGACCAGTTTCATACCATCAACGAAAGGAACATCTCCGTTGATTGTTGATACAAACCATTGAAAGTTCTTCTGATAAACATACTCTCCAGCACCGTGCTCAGAGAGTATAGCATTGAGACGTGATTTGGTGGTATTTGTTTGATACCCACCATCGAACAATTCAATCCAGGTATCAGCAATCATCGCAATCAGATTGCTATACAGATAGACGAAACTTACACCTTCAATGTTAATCACTTCGGTGTTGTCTTTCTTCCAATCAATCTCTTTGGAGATTGCTTGATTCATTTGTGTTTCGATCTTACGCATTGTGGTTGGGAATTGTGGTTACACTATAGGGACAATTTCAAGGCCCCCATGTTACTGATGCTCAACAGAAACTATACTCTAACTCTTCTTTCATCTGCGAGAGAGTATATTCATTCCACACATTATGACGGCGGGAATAGCAAACCGTATTGTAGAGTTTGCCATACCAGTGATGAAATGCGCGACCCTCAAACTGATACAAAGTGTTGAGGATTTGGATGTTGATGTCAGATTGTGTCATCATCGTTTGTATCAGTTAGAGAGAGCACCAAGGAGGTGCATTTCAGATGCAATCATCTTCTTTGCGATACGCTTACCATTGATTTGGTAAGTATAACGAAAAGCACCTTTTACAGTCTTGGAAAGTTTTGCTGTCAGACAAACTTCACCGATGCGATTATAGTTCAAATCAAACATTGGGAAGTAGTGATTGCAAACTCCATCCAGTCGATAATCAACAACACCGTTGCGTTGTTGATAGTTTTCAGCAGCAAGTTTCTCAGTGAGAATGATGCTGTCGTAGAGGTCGTTGATGTTCATACTATAGGGACAATTTCAAGGCCCCCATGTTACTGATGCTCAGAGACCATTGAGGAAGTCAGCAATCGCTTCATCATATTCTGCTTGAGTATTGTAAATGCGACCGTGAATGTTAAGAGGAAACTGTTTCTTCACTCCTGCAGATGCTACCATTTGGCAGTCTGCTTCATCATAACCCATTTCAATCAGGTTTTGAACGTAAGGATTGTTGTGTGTCATACTATAGGGACAATTTCAAGGCCCCCATGTTTCAATCACCTTTAACCAACTCCTCTTCAATATGACAAAACTCCATCAAATAATAATCGACAGATACTCCTTCAACAGCAGCATCTTGTAGAGTTTGTTGATACTGTTCAGGTGAAAGAAGAAAGAAATTAGTTTCGATCATTGTGGTTGGATGATGTCTGCTACAGTATGCAATGTGTTGGCAGTGATGTTGCGAACTCCTGGTGAGAGTAGAAACGCAACAGTGAAAATCAGCAGAATTGTTTTCACTTTATTCTTGGACACTTTCCAGCAATTCGTTGAGTTCTTCATCATCATAGTAGTGCGACATTTCTTCTAACAGTTCAGACTCATTATAGTCCGACATATTGTCACAAATGGTGTCAATCGCAAATGCACACAAATCACGCACATCCATTCCATCAACAACTCGTTCAGCATAAGCAAGAACAATTTTGGAGATTTGATCTTTTGAGAGTGTCATTTTGTTTGTAGGATTAGGAAGGGAAATCATTTCAGAATGATACGATAATCAATAGATTTAATACACCAACCAGTGGCACATGTGATCTCTTCAACTAGATCATCTTCATCATCTGCTTCCCAAATGTGACCGATGGTTTCTTCTGTGAGTGCTTGTTGATAATCATCTGAAGGATACTCATCATCCTCCATCTCAAAATCGAACTCGATTGAAGTAACTTGGAATTGCATAATCAGTCAATGACAGAGTAACAAGCCACAGAGGAAGGAATACCAGAAAGTGCTAACGAACTGTTGCGATCATCAGCATAATCTTGTGCCTCATCCTCAGAGTAGAAAGGTCCGATATATTCTGGGGATTCCAGATGCTCAGACCAGAACTTAACGGTGAAAGTGTTTCTCATACTATAGGGACAATTTCAAGGCCCCCATGTTTCAATCATCAACCGTCGTTGGTTCTACATTCTGAACGGTTGATTTCACTCGAATGTTAAGAGGACTGTTGAAAAAACGACGAAAAGAAGTAACAATGATAATACCCGTTGAAACAACACCAACCAAACCAAGGAAGGTGATAGCATCGCCAGAGAAAGTGTAAGTGTCAGGATTCATGATTATGTGTAAAATAATTTGAGATTTGTGTCAATCAACCACCAAACAGTTGGTCAAAAAGATCATTCATGCTCTCACGTTCGTGATGAGAATCAATCGCATTTCGCATCTCAATGAGTGCTTGTTGTTGCATCTTGAGTTTCAGCAACTGATCACCAATCTTGTGCAGTTCGTTGTTGATCTGGATACGATCCATTCCGTTCACAGTGGTGACCGTGATTGGCATACCTTGTGACATCGTGGTGCGTTCTGCGATGATGTTGGGCATTGCTTGAGTGCTGTTCATACTACTAGGACAATTTCAAGGCCCCCATGTTTGCATCACCCAGGAAGATCAAACTTCATTCGTATCATATCCTTGTGTGTCTTTTCAATCTTTTCATACACATCTACGAACAATTCGCAGAGATTGTGTAGATCTACGTTCTGTCCATCTGGTGAGATAAACTCACGAATTGTGTTGTATTTTTCTTGTGATGTTGTCATACAAAACACTGCTCCAAAATTGTTAGTTTTGGGGGTTCCATTCCACTATAGGGAGTGGTGGTATTCTTCACGTCTTGAATCTCTTTCCCCATGTCCTTGTAATTTATAGGACGATAGAACTTGCCTGTCTTGGTGTTGAAAAATCCCCAGACTGTTTTAGTTGCTTTACCCATATTGTAGTCAAACTTCCTATCACAATGCAGGACAATACGAACAACATTACGTTTGTAATCTTCAGTTCCATAATAATAATCTTTTGGTGGTTTATGGGGAAATTCAATCTTCATTAGGAAAAATTGACGATTTTACTGCGACGGATGACCCATGGCACCCTATCAGTGAAATTGCAGAAAAATCAGGTTTTCACTCTAGTGGTAGACAGGATTCTCAGTGAGACACAGATGAGACTTAGAGGGTCTGCCAGTCTTGTGCTTCGTGAATGTTAGAATACTTTTGTTTCAGATACTTTTGAAGAATAGTATCAATGACTGGATGCCACTGTTCTTTATTGTTAAGATGTGCAAGTCCTCGCGCATCTTGTAGAAAGAACAGAATACAGTTCTCTTCATCTTGCGTGAGATTGATGCGGTTGAGAATAGTCATAATCAGCGAGCGTAAGTGTACCCTCCGCGCCAATCTGCGTTCTCAAACAACCATTCACGGTCTTTAATCAAACGCAGATCATAACGAACACCTTTAGCGGGAGATTTCCAAGTGGCAGACTTAT